GGCCTCGTTGAATTACAGTGTATTGTTTCATACCCCACAACCTAAGCTTATCCCAAGCCAGTACACAATCTCAACCTTTAACGATAACCCACTCTGTAGAAACCTAAGCACCGTGCACAGTACTGTACAGTACATGGCTTAGCTTATACAACCTGCTCAATACTACACAGTACTGACAGCTTTAGCGTAACGTGATCGGTAACGTTAACAGGAACGTGCTTGGTACTGTAGGGGATAGCAATGTGTGAATTATTTCACAACTTCATCCTTGGCTTGACCTGGACACACTCAAGCTTGATTCTTTTGCACCATGCCAAAGCCATCAACCATCGATTGGGAGCTAGCTCTCAACCTGTACAACCAAGGGCTCAAAGTACCACGAATAGCTGAGAAGTTAGGCGTTAGATCCAATACCATTTCAGCTAGAGCTAAGCGTCACAATTGGGCACAACGCAGAGCGAAAGCGGTACAAGCTGTTGGCGAGGTTGTTCAGAACATGGTCAAGGATCGTCCAAAGTCTGTCCAGGAACGTGCTGAAAAGTGGGTTGAAAGAGAGATAACAAGGGTAGAAAAGCTCACGGATGTCCTCGATGTGACACCGATTGTACCCACTATCCAGGGTTTACGTGAGCATATAGAGGTTGCAGCCATGAATGGCAAGTACGGCCGATCCACGTTTGGCCTCGATCAGCAGTCCACCAACATCCAAGTGAACATCGGCATGTCTGGCCATCTGGCCAGTGTCGAGCCCATCCAGGACCAGCCTATCGACATCACATCCACCTCCGCAGAGCCTATGGTGGACAGGCCAGTTGAGCCACAGTCTACGTAAGTACTTGGTACTGTACGTACATGTACTGAGTATAACTACTATTGTGCGTAGTGTTAGCACCTAACCCATTGGTACAGAACAAAGCATGCTTTTGTGGGACTGGCATGGCCACAAGTCGGCGGGTGCCACCCCCTTTCGACCGTGGCTTAGTAATGAGAACCTACCTACAAACTTTTGGTACTGAGATCAGGTTTTTAAGTAGTAAAGGATTACTTTACAACTGTCCACGTAAGTAGTTGCTCACCTTTAGCCATGTTCAGAGCTTGGGGATGAGCAGGATCAACTTGAGACTGGGATGGTGTTGAGGTACAAGTGCACTCCCCCTGCGTTTTGGGTCACTTGCAAAGCTGTATTGGTTGAGCCCTGGGTCAAGCTGTAGGGCTATGGCTTTGCAAGGCTGCTTTCGGCCTTGGCGGTCGGGGGCTTCGTGATTCAACCCCCTCATCCTTTGTTGATTAACCAGGTTCCCTATTATTGCCCTATGGCGGGATCGGCGAGTACTGCCTACCGGGATCTAACTGGCCGAGGTATCATACCGAGCCTCGGGGTGTATTGCTGCAAATCGGTGGGTGCGGCACTTGGCAAGAATGGGTTAAGAGACTCATATCCGGTTTTGGCACTTAGTACACGTTCAGGGAGCAACCCCTGATTGACCCCCTTGCGGGCGCGACGTATGCACACTTGGTCAGTTTCTCGAACACGGGCATGGCTATAGACCGCCCCTCCCGGAAAACGTCCAGACCGACAACACCAACCCTGGTAGGCAGGTGGCCGGAATAACCCAGTTTCGTTTCTCTTATCATTTCTTGTTGCTGCCGCACCCTATTGGTTTTGGGTGATCGTTAAATCCATCTTGAGTATGAAATCTGGAACCAGAGCCAGCGGAACCACCAGATGGAAGCTCCTTCGCGTTTGGCTTCTTCGGTGAGATTCTTTTTGTAGTGCCAGTCAGGTTTCCACCAGAAACCGAAGAGATTGAGATCCAGCGAGAGTTTCATGGCACGTGTTGGATAAGGGATGAAACGCGACCATCCCAGCCATTTTGGACCGTATGATTTGAGTAATTGCATAACAAAAAGGAGGCCCGATTGTTGTTCACTCTAATTTGGTTTAAGAGTGGCGCAGGTGGTTTTCCTAGGTCCATCCCGCCGGGCCATACAGCAACAATGCTGTTGCCTATTTCCTTCTTTTGAGGCTATTTGTCAAGCATGAATCTTCTGATCAAGTCTATCCTACCCCTTATCCTCATCTTCCTCTTTGACCCCTGGGTCTGGTATCAGTGGTTCAAGCCGACATTGTTTGTGTTTTAGATGAGTGCTGAAGAGTTGGAAAAGTTGGTTAAGCAGCACGTGGCCCAGTTGAGGGAACACGTGGATGTGGTTAGGATATTTGTTTCACTTGACCCGGAAGAGGGTCAATCCACTACCCGTCACTGTGATTCTGGATCTGGGAATATCTTTGCCCAACTTGGACATGTTAAAGACTGGATTGTGGGTATGGACGAGTTAACCAGGGAACAAGCCAGGGAAAAGGAAGAATGAACCTGTATTACGAGAGCATGACCAAGATCCAGTTTGGGACATGGACGATTAGAATCTGGAGAAAGATAGACAGTCTGGATCACACCTACCGGGATGTGGATATTTACCTTGCGCTTAACTCTGGTGATCCTGTTAAAGGAGATATAAGGGATTTGTTTGGAAAGCTTCTAAGCTGTGAGCGGGTAAATGCGGTTGAGATTCTTGATCCATCCGGTCATGGAAATGTGGTTTACAAAGACTGGCCATGACCCGTCGTCCATAGCTTGCAAAGGACGATGACCGCCATCCTCCACAAGTACAATCTTAAGTTCCCGATTCAACTGAATGATCTTCAATTGGAGATGTATTGTTTTAAGGTGGATCATCCCAGCGAGAAAGGCGGGCTGGGGAAGTACCGGCACTTTATGAACATCTCCAGGATGGTGCTGCCGGAGATCAAATTTCACGAGTGGTCACGGACTCAGATCCACTCGCTTACCCAGACGGAACATGCGATAAGGATCGGGGACGTGATCCAGAGGTTTGTTTACTGGCCGGGGTGCAAATCGGCCGGTAAGACCTTCACGGCGGGCCACTATGCGTTTATCTGGTGGCTGTGTGACATGGAGAATTCGGCGGTCATGCTGACCAGCACCAGCGGGGTGATGGTGAAACGCCGGATCTGGCCCGTGATCCAGGATTTGTTTCATATGGCCAAGCGAGCGGGGGCAGCAGCTTACAAGGTAGATGAGGCCCGGGTTAATTGTGGAAATTTGCTGGATTCTCAGACGATATTGCAGCGCGAGAAAGGAGACTTCAAGCGGGCCATCAGCGCGTTATCAGTGGAGCAGGGTGAACTGGGCAAGACCGTGGCTAAGATCCAAGGTCAACACGCCAAAAGGATCATGCTGATTGTTGATGAAGCGACGGATACCCCGGAAGCGATCTTCAAAGCTATCCCCAACATGGAAGGCGGTTGCTCGGATTTGACGGTTCTGCTCATCGGGAACCCGATTTCGCGCGAGCTGGACCCCTTCGATAGGGCCTGCCAGCCGGAAGGCGGGTGGGACTCGATTGGGATTGATGAACTGGAGTGGCCAGCCAAAGGAGAAGAGAGGGATCTTTGCTTAAAAGCTGGTTTGACTGTGAATTTCCAGGGGTGGGATAGCCCGAACGTGAAGGCGGGCAAGACAATTTTCCCGTTTCTGTATTCGTATGAGAACCACCTTATGGACCGGGGCAAGGAAGACACGATCGAGTACTGGAAATGGACTCGCGGACGGCCTCCACCAGCCGGGATCAGCAATACCGTCATGGATGAAGTGATGATCCGAAAGTACGACGGCAAAGGTAAACACACTTTCCTATCCAAAGCGACTCCGATTGCTGGTCTGGACCCCGCTTTTGGTGGGGATGGTTGTGTTTTGCAGTTTGGCACGCTGGGAGATTTGACCAGCTTGAAGCTGGCTGTTCAATGCACAGAGATGATCGAATTCAAGCCGTTGGCCGTGTCGGAACACGAGATTGACTGGCAGATAGCGCAATGGGCGATCGCTGAGTGTAAGAAACGCGGTGTCCTGCCACAGTTTTTGGGCTCGGATGGCACCGGCATAGGCAAAGGGGTGTATTCCCATCTCCGGGAAGATTGGGGCGAGTGCATCAAGGTTGAGTTCGGAGGGATGGCTTCTGAATTACTGGCTTCGGAGGAAGATCCCAGACCTGCTTTTGAAGTCTACGACCGGCGCGTGACTGAATTATGGTATAACTGCCAGGAACTTCTCAAAGCGGGGCAGTTGAAGGGGCTCTACACAGAAGCCATCCGAGGTTTCTGTTTCCGAACTTACACGATCAAGAATCGCAAGACTGAGCTTCAAACCAAAGAAGAGATGAAACTGAAATTTGGACGATCTCCAGACCATTCCGATGCGGTTTCGGTGATGGTGGAAGTGGCCAGGCAAAGAGGATTGGGGGTGGCCAAGAAGCTGGCCGTTGTTCCTGAATCAGAAAATAACTTCGTCAAATCCAGTAACGAGGTCTATGATGAGGATATACGCTCTAATAATCAATTTGAGCAATCCGAAGAACTGGAATTTTCTGACTGGTGAGTCTGTTGCTTAATAACCTTCAAGAATGTCCCCCTGGGTACTTCCGATACCTGGTCT